TTTGATATAAAATATGTTGCAACCAATCTGTGAACATATCTTTTTTCTCCCTTCTTTTTATCATAATTCCATAGAGAGACAAAAAAATAACCCGTTCTCCTATTCTTCTGAATAGGGACAGGTTTGTTTTTCTTTTCGTTATATATCCTTCCAAAATTACTAACATAATACGAGGAAAGACCTTCTTCTTTTAATCTTTCCCATTTTTCGGCGTTCATTTTTTTCGCCATGTAATCATCCCTTTACAATTTCCTTGACCGCCTTGTTTTCTTTCAGCATTTTTCGCATTTCTTCCAGTGCTTCATCCACCCACAGGGAGAAGGTGTCGAACGATACCGCCATAGCAACCGCAGGGAATCTCTGCACAAACAAATCATAGGCGCGGCGCAGTTTCAATTTTCCAGTGCCGCCGCCCAATTCCTTTTCCGCCTGCATAACCGCCCATAACAGCCATTGTTTCACTTTGACGCGCTGTGTTTCGGTGGGCATATTCAGAAATCTGCCGATACACATACCAATCACGCAGGCAACCGCCAGAAGTGCCACCACTAAGTACCAGTTTTCCATTAAGAATGTAATCTGTCTCATTTCATCATGCCTCCTTTATGCTTCTACCTTTTCCCATCCGCTAGGGTATTCTGTCGGGCTCCATGTATTATTATCGATAAGAGAACGATACACCGCGCCATCCTCCGTGCAGCAATTTCCCTTCATGTAAGGGGACGTTGCGAGCGCGATAAACGGCTTCGCCTTTTCGGGGTTGTCACTCCATACGAACCCCCACTGTGCAGGCAGTTCCTCTGGCTCAGCGGTATAAATACTGCTGTCATAGACCTGTAACAGCTTTACCACGCGCTCTGCGGTACTCTTACAGATAAACCCGACAGGGCGATTGAGCATATTTTCTTTTTCTTTCGCTGTCTGAAAATCAGGAATAAACCTGTCCTCAGCGTTTAATTCCGTTCCTGTCATAGTGTCCGCTTTCTCCTGCACCGCCTGCGCCGCCAGCTTCGCCATGTGCTTAATCGTTTCCATCATACCTCATTCACCCCTTCACTGATTGCCGCATTTAATTTCTCTATTGTCACGCTGTCCGCAGTAAGGGCGTTTAACTGCTCCTCAATGCGGTCAAGCTGGGTTGGTTGTGGTTCTGGCATGGGTTCTGGTTCGGGTGGTGTGTATTCCGAAAACGTACCTGTTTCTGGGTCATAAATCATGCCAAGCGTAACTGTATCGTCACAAGGAATGGCAGTCACAGGATTGCCCGATGGGTCAGGCGGCCAATGCGGTTCTGTTTCTTGGTTTTTCAGAACGTCAATCACTCTGTTTTGTAAAATCATTGCATAAGTTTTCATAGTGCACATGCCCCCCATTCAATTTTCACATATCCATCTCCGCCATTGCCACCTTTCGTTTGCTTCGATGAATTACCACTGCCGCCAGCACCGCCGCCGCCACGAGTCCCATTGCCTCCATCAGAATTATAGACTGCATTGCCTCCGTTTCCCAATGAACCGCCGCCTCCTCCTCCAGCTGATTGAACAGTTGGCGCGTCAGTGGTTCCTCCTTTACCTACCAACCCGTTTTTACCAGCCGTTGCAGGTATTTCTACGCTTCCCCACGGCGTTCCTCCGTCTCCTCCACCAGTACCACCAGCAGTACCTACAGTACCAAGAGTTGAGTTTGTATGCACCGGAGCATTCCCACCTGCAAGTGTCATCAGATTCCCAATTATGGTGTTCCCACCTTTCGTAGGTTGAGGATATTGGGTAGTGGGGCCTTTACCCCCATCTGCGCCAGTTCCTCCTTTTCCAACCGTTATGCTAATCTTATCTCCCGGTATTACATCAAACCTTTTTATAGCAGCGGCACCCCCTCCTCCGCCGTTTCCTCCATGAGCATTGTATTTGCTGCTATAATAATACCCACCACATCCGCCAGCACCGGCACCGCACGCCGTTACTTTTATCTTCGTGACTCCAGCAGGAACAGTGAATGTGTAACTTCCAAAAGATATATATTCTTCAATTCCACCTACAACCGCATTTTTGATGAGTACATCTAGCGGAGTAAACTCATTCGTTCCCAACGTGCTATTTAATGCGTACTTTACCGCCGCCCAAATTCTCATAATTTTCCCTCCTTACGCTGTGAAATTGATAAGGTTTCCCGAAATCGAACCATCTGGATTGAATTTTGTTTTTATTCCGATTTTCATTCCGTCCTTATTTGTAAAAGTTTCGTCAATCGTTCCGTCTGTGTTGAAAACGGTGTCCAGCGGTTCATTCAGTGCATTTGTTTCGGTAATAGAGCCGTCATCGTTAAAAGCAACATGAAACGCCTCAAACCCCTGCAACGCCATAAACGCCGCCCGATTCAGCGGTGTGCCGATAACGGTCGGGTTGTCAGCCATTTCGACCGTCACATATTCACTTGTTCCGTCCGCATGGGTGATTTTTCTCCGCCCTACCTGTGTTGGGGTTCTATCTAAAAAATCCTTCATAGCAACCGTTCACCTCCGCTATTCATCGTTCCGCAGTAGATATATTCCTGCTTCATATTTTCTGTCATTTCCTTGCCGACCGCGGCAACACGTTCCCAATCATTTACTTCCTGCCAATCAAGGTAATCACTTTCCGCAAATACAGGTAAATCCAAGCCAACCAAAAACAACCGCACCAGAGCGGTATAATTCGCTCGGATACGGTTGATTTCAGACAGCCAAGGTATGTTTTCTTCCTGCCAATCTGTGTACGTTTTGCCGTTAAATTCTTTATAGTCCCTGTATGAACGAGGAAGATAATAGCCGCTACTTGCAAGCCATTTCATCAATTCCTTATGGTTTCCTTCAATGCGGTTCAAGTCTTGGTAGTTTAATGCACCTTTGTTGTTTTCTGCATTTCCTTGATTTATTCTTGCACTCTCGGTATCCTCAACGATTCTGTCAAAGACAGGTGTTATCCAAGCCATCATCCACCACCCCCAATAATATATTGGCACTCGCCCTTAATTGAGCCATTATAGGACAATTTCTGCTGAACCATAGTGACAGGCGTTTGGTTCGCAAAGTTGCTTGTAAGGCTTACTGTGTCCCCAACATCCAACTCTGGATAGCCCCTGTCCTGTGCGGTGTAAGTGTTCCTGCGTAGCGTTACCGCCGCCACCCAGTTTGCGTATGCAACAGCGTCATCCCTATTGTCAATCAGAGAGTTGCTCACTCCGCTCAAATCCTCGCCCACATCACTGTATTTCGCCTTGTATTCGATTTTGTTTTCGGTTAGGCTATTTCCGTTGACCGTTACCGTACCGTTCCCCTTAAGCGTTACTACGGTTTTGTAGGCATAGTATTTCGGCGTGCCGACAATAGACAAGCCGCCGCTTACTTCCACCTTCTGATTTGTAAAGGCTTGGTGAGTAAAGGTATACTCATGTGCGGTAGGGGCTGATATTTCAACAGCATTGACCGCCGCCGTCAATTCGGGATTTACCTTGATGGAGTTATACTCGACTGATAGGTTGCGAAGTGGCGGTATCTTTGTTGTTGTTGGCGTATCCGTCATTTTATCGAAGTTCATTTCAAACCCAGTTGTTTCCGCGTTTTCTCTAAGGATTTGAATATAGCCGCCTCTACTGTGGCTCATAATGCAACGCCCTGCATTTGCTATCAGCTGCAAGCACTCATTCACTTTGGAGGAGGGCAGGGGATTATGCGTATAAATATTCTTCAATGCGTTATCAAGCTGAATTGTATTTTCAAATCCCGCAAACCTCATAACATCGGTTGCAAGGTCAAACAAACTGCGACCAGAAGGGGAATAAACGCCCTCATCATAGGTCATTGTCAAATGGTCTGCCAAACCTACGCACTTTATGCTGACCTCTGCAACAATACCTTGCTTGGATACTTCAAAGTCACCAGAGGAATAGGACAGTCCCCAAGGTATCCACTCAACAGAGCCGTCCGACAATTCGTATCCGTACTGGTAATTGACAGGTTGTCTGCTTTCCAAATACTCCCAAACGCCCTGCGGATTCTCGGGGTCATATCTTCTTTGCATATCAATCAACGTAAACTCAAATTCCTGCTTTGGAATTTTAGAGGTCAAGAGGTCAATCTCTTTTGTAGAGGAGCAGCTCGTAATATCATCGGTAGTCAATCTGCTTACCAGACCATAAATCAAAGAAAGCAACCTTGCCCTACGGTGCGGTATGCTTGATTTTGCCCAAAAGAACTGTACTTCGTTGCAAATCGGAATATGCTCGGACATTTCCCAATATGGCGTATCTGGCGAAAATGTTTTGTCAAAAACAGAAACGCCATCCTTTTTCGCCAAGATACGAAAACTACTCGGATAGTCTCCCATGCTTTCATCAAACTGAAATGTTAGCCCCGGAAACTGCACATAATCATCAAATGCAACCTTTACGCATGGCTGTATAGCGTATATCCCTGCATCGTCACTGATTTCCGTACCGACATACCCTTGATAAATCGGGTTTACTTCTCTCGGCAACGGGTTCTTGCCATCCAACACAAAGCGGTTACGTTCCATGGTTTGATATGTGGATGGGGCAGTTGTCCCAACATCCACGCTATCAATATCACTGTAAGGCAAATGTCCGTTATCTGTTGGTCTGCTTAACCTTGGCGCGTCTGGGTCTGTCACGCCAAATACAATTCTCACATAGGAGGGATTGCGGAGCGTTTGCTCTGTTTCTTCTTTCCATTTTGCTGTTACTGGATACATAAAACCACCGCCCCGCTATTTCCCTGTGTCGATAAGAGAAGCCTTTAATCCTGTAAACATTTTTGGTGTGCCGTTCTCGGACACCCAATATGTAGAAACGGAATAATCTCCCCAATACATTTCCCTTGTGATGAATTTACCTTCCTTTGGGTCATAATAGGTCACGTTGCCTATGAAGGTTTCAATCAACTCCAAAATCTTCTGCAAATCCTTTGGATAAATAACCTTCCACTCCAAACTCAGTTTCACTTGTCGGCGGTTTATCTTTTGAGCCACCACAACGCCGTTTGCATTTCTGCCGCTGTCAACCAACTGCTGACCTTCGTATTCTTGCACAGAAGGGCAGGTGATTTCTGCGCCGTTATATTTGATTACTGCCACAAAAACCACCTACCTTTGAAATGCACCAAGACCAAAGTTAATACCTCGTCTTGCGGATACTCTCTGCTGATTGTTATAAATAACGTCTCCATCCAGTTCAATCTTCTGATTCAGTTCGATTGGCTGACTGCTGCCATTTGCCATTGCCTGTGACATAGCCGTTAAAACGGCATTAAAAATCGCACGTTCTATCTGGTCATTGCCGCCAACGGCTGTTTTGCCGCCAATACTTCCGACCATTTCTGCTCCTGCCTCTCTTGCAACAAACAGTTCGCCAGACCGAGGGAACCCACCATTCGCAAACATTTCTATATTGAAACGCTGTGCCTGTTGCATGGTATAACCGTTAACATGGCTATATTTCTTTCCTGTCAATCCTGCCAGTGAGTTTGCGTCCGAAACCATCTGGTTCAGCATCCTTGTAACTTCATCCGAAACTTGCTGCAAGGTCTGTCTGATAGCATCAAACGTGTTGTAAATGTTATCGTAAACTTTCAGCAGATACGCCGTTATCTGTGCCTTGGAAACCGTACCGAAATTCGTTGTCATAGCACTTATGGTCGAATAGAATGTCTGCATATTTGAAATAATATCTGCCTTTATCATTTCAAATCTTTCTCTCAATATATCCCATGTCGCATCCCATTGTGAAATATCTGGTGCTTCAACCGATACAACAGGTGCAAGACTGCCACCGCCAGATACTTTGTCTACGATTTCATCAATAACACTGCCTGCGCCCTTGACGGATTCTTCCATACCTTCAACGATACCTGCGCCCAGATAAGCACCGACCTCTCGTTTAAACAGTTTGGACGGCGAATGGATTTCCGCCGCGCTCTTTGTACCGCTAAGTATTCCACTTACAACTTCCTTCACGCCAGAAGGGACCAAAGAAAGCAAGCCTTTTTTAATACCTTTCCACATCCACTTGCCGATTTCTTCAATCTTCCGACCCATTGCTGTTACGGCGTTATAAATTCCCTGTGGCAAACCTTTGAACAAATCGATAATCATTTTTATTTTTTCTGGTATTGAAGCCGTAATCCATGTTGAAATACTATCTCCCCACGTTGGCAAGATAGAGGATACTAAAGTCGAGATTTTCTCTCCGATTTTCCCCGGCAATCCTGAGAACCACTCAACAATATCACTTACAATCTGCGGTATTGTTTCTGTGAAGAAATTTTTAATCGCAGTCCATTTTTCAGAAATAGTTGTTTTGACAGATTCCCACAATTCAGATGTTGCGGTCTTTAATTCGCCCCATTTCTCTGGATAGTAACTTACAATTTCATCCCATGTTGTTTTAAAGAAATTTTTAATAGAGTCCCATACTTCGACTACTGTTTTCTTAATACCATCCCACAACTTTGCAAGAAACTCTTTTATCTCATCCCAATGCTTTATAGTCATAAAAACAGCGAATATAGCCGCACCTATGGCAAGCGTCCAAGGACTTAATATAAACCCTGCAATCTTCGGTCCAAGACCAGCAATAGCAGTTCCTATACCAGTAACAATCTCCGAGCCTGCTATCTGCGCTGCGATTGCTTTGGCTATTGAAGCACCAAGACCAGTGAACTTCAACAATGCAACAGCAGCTATGATGGTTGATTCTATCGGCGCAACATCAACAAAACCATTCCACGCTTCAAGTGCCGCCGATATTGCTTCAAATATCAGCGTTCCGATATTGGACAGAATGGTGACAAAATCAATTTCCTTTATGAATGTTCCAATTTTTTCTCCTATCATTGCCCAATCTGTACCCTGTACGGCTTTTATCAATGTGGTTAAAATACCGTTTATCCATTTATTAGCCGTATCCGCGGCAAGGACAAAATCGAAAGTGGAGAAAAACGTGTTAATTCCAGCCGCTATGGATAGCCCGAAATTAGACCAATCAAATGTAGTTCCAAAAGAATCAAGGAAGTGTAGTGCAGTGTTTAAAGCTCCTGCTATTGTTGCCCCCAAAGCAGAAAAAGTTTCTGGCGATATTAAGCCGTTCAAAAAACTTGCCAATCCTGTGCCGAATTTATCTGCCTTTTCATATATCGCTTCCCAGTCGATACTGCCGAGCGCATCTTGTAATTTTTTTCCTAAATCAGCACCAAGACTGTAAAAGTCCCCCGTTTTAAATGCTTCTTTTATTCTGTCAGCAAGACCTTTTATCTTGGAATCAATCTCGACAGTTTCAAACATATCGGTAGGGAGAAGGTCTCCTGCGCCGCCAGCACCACCGCCACCAGCACCGCCGCTATCGTTCTGCTTGGTATCTATGATGTGCAATTCGTCAAATCCGAGCGTATAGTCCTGCATTTCCTTCAATGCCTTAGCCGCTTTCCCTGCGCCGCCTGCCGTTTTTTGCAGGCTTTTAGCGTAGTCCATCTGCACTTTTTTAGCCTGCACCGCATATCCTTTGCCTGTCAGTGCCGCAATGAATTGTCCCAACATATTGATTGCCTTCGCAAGCCAACTAATGAAAGTAGCAAGGTAGGGCGCGACAACAGAAAGAATAGGCTCAAACGCCGCCGCAAATGCGTTTCTCAACTGCATTAAAGCGGACATTATAGAGGAAATGTTGGCATTTACTGATTGACTGTACTGCGCTAAACTCTGCATACCCTCTGTAAATGCAGATTGTATGGTAGAAATCAGCTGAAATACAGTGGAGTACAACACAGACATACCAACCATTTTAGGCAAAGAAAAGCTATTTCGACCGCCAGAGAGACCAAAAATCCCACCGGATGAACGCCCGCGAGATTTATTTGAGCGTTTCCTCGCTCCTTCTCGTTGCGTTTTTTTACTCTGATTTTCCTGCAAACCCTCTTGAATGTTCGGTATTTTAGAGCGTGCAAGCGCAATAGTATCTTTCAGATTAAGATTTGCTATTTTTGATTTTTGGCTTATTCTCTCCAACTGCTTTTCAAGCGGTTTCATCTGTTTGGCATTTCCGCCAGCCGCCTTCAATTCTTCTATGGTCTCAGTCAGAACTCTGACCGTATTTTCCATGTTTTTAAATTCTCGTTCTGCCTTTTCGACTTCTGGAAACTTAATTTCGCTAAGTCCGAGTTTTTCTAAGTCAACTCTAAATCCATTGATAAGGCTTTTCGATTCCTCGATAGTTTCAGCGAACTTTCCGTTATCAATATCCAGAACGCCTGTCATGCCAAGATTTTTTGAAATCTCCTTTTCTATTCCAGAAAATCTGTCTGTTTTTGCGGCGTTTTCAGAAACGCGTCCCATTGCGGCGGCAAGCTGCCCTGCAACGGAAACGGCACTGCTTGTTTCGCTCGTTAAATCAGACATAGATTCTGCGGCATCCTGTATCGGCTTTCCGTTAATCTGCTTGCCTATGTCAAAAATAGGAATGTCCTTCAAATGACTATAATCTTCAACAGGTGCAGATTCTTTTTTTGACTTTTTTGTGAGTTGTCCGAGATTCACGCCTTTTAACGCAATACCGATTTCCTTTGCGCTTTTTGCGGCTTTTGAAAAGTTGTGTGCTATGATTCTTGCTTGTTTCGCAAATTCTTTTATGCCGTTAATCTCTATTTCTGGCGTTTTAATGCTCTCCAAAGCAGATTTAATTTCACGAATTTGTTTTGTGGAATCTCCTGTTTTCCCGATACCCTCAATGGACTTGCCCAACTTTTTGACAGACTTTTCCGCTTCTGTTGCATCCGCAACAATCTTTATCTCAAGTTTATCTATTTCACTCATTACCCATTTCCACCACCTTCCCATGAGAGATTTCAAAGTTAGACTGCATGGTTTTCAAACGCTCAACAAACAATTCACGCTGCTTTTGCAATTCATCATCGGAAAGAGGTTTGTTCTGCTTTTCGATTTCTTCAAAGAACGGATTTTTGGGATATTCGGATTTCGCTTTTCTTCCTGCCAAATTTCGTTCTACGCCGACAATCACAGCAGAAAGCATATACTGACCGTTTATCCAATTCATGTAATCTTCGTTTCTGACACGTTGGTTGTATCCCTCTGCAATCGCATACAATATCCTTGGGTTCATTCTCCAAAATTCATCCCACGAAACCCCGATGGCGTATGCCTGTGGGAACCATTCAGCAGTCAACAACTCACGAAACGATTTGTATTTTTTTCTTATTCCGCTTCGCTCTGATTTTCCGCAGTTTCCGCTTCCGTTGTCTTGTTGGCAGCCCGAAAAAAATCAGACTGTTCCATAGCGTCAGACATAGCATCCGCCATTTCCTCAAAACTTCCACCGGAAACAATGTGTTTCTGCATTTCTTCCCCCGCTGCATTTCTTCCAATGCCAGCACAGATACCGAAATACGCTCTCATCATGGACATGGGCTTATCCTGCATAGCTTCAAGAGAAATACCTTCGTCCTCCAAGTCGCAAACAAGGTTAAAATCAAATTCTTTTGCCTTATATACTTTTCTGTTAATGGTAAAGTTTTTCATTTGCATATCTCCTTTTTCTGAACAAATAAAAAAGGGATGGGTCTTTCTCCATCCCTTTAAGTTTTATTAGTAGTAATATTCGGCTGAATTGGCGTTTTCTTCGCTATCCGTCACAGCCTGTTCATTCTGCGAATAGCGTTTTATTCCCCCGTGAACGCAACCGTAGCATCCATGCCCTTATATTCTTCAATCGTCAGCGGCATTTCAACTGTCAAAAGTTCGTTCTGGCTGATTTCTGGCTGTGGAATCTGCTCGGGCGGCTGTGCCACGACAAAGAAAGAGTTTTCAAAACCAGGCACGATTGTTTCAAACCACATTCTTTTGCCGCCTGTCAAACCCTTGTATTCTGTAATCAGATTCTCCCATTCTTTTCTGGTATCGTCAGTAAGGTTTACTGTGATATTGAAAGAGCCGCCTGTGTCAGCTCTACCCTTAACGTATCTTGTGATTTCATCTTCCAGTGCAGAAGCGTCAATCTGTTCTGGCTCAATAGTAATGCCGCCGATAGTATTTATTCTTGTCAGCTTTTTAAAACTTGTTGGTTTTGTTCCTGCTGTGGTTTCCACGCCATAACCAAATGTGATTCCCAAACTGGAAATACCTGCTACTGCCATATTTCATTCCTCCTTTTTGCATAAAAAAATAAAGCCCTAAATGGCTTTATCACGTTAAACTGTCATTTGCTCCGATTACTCTTTGGAATCTTGCGGTACTTCTGTATGTATCCCCCTCATTAAATTCTGGAAGGGCAATAACCTTGAACCGCATTTCTTTGAATACGTCTGCCACAACAGACATTATTCTGCCTACATCCGATTGGCTTGTGTTTGTGAATACATCCACTTGGAAAGTTTCCAAGGTTGCATTGACGGAAAGTCCCTCAAGGTCCGCTCCACGTTCTGCCGCCGCCATACGATGAATATAGACGGTAGGGAAGATGGCATCACTTAACTTCTTTCCGTTGCTTGTGAAGTATACAGTTGGAAATTTCGATTCCAATTTTGGCTTAGCTTTCGTTTTTACGATTGAGAACACAACCGTTCCAATATCATAAGCCCATGAATTATCACTCAACCAAACACCTCCTTTGCAACTTCCGCAATCTTTTCTGCTAATTCTATGGAAGTTTCATACATAAATGGGCGAGAGGGCATACCCTTTGTCCAGTGCCATTCGCCGTCACGAAAGTAAAACCATCCTTTTTCTCCATGATTATTTACGTCATACTTCCAACCAACAATGCCAATATCGGGATGCGGATTTTCCTTCCCGACAACGGCTGTACCGAATTCAATAAATTTTGCCCAAACGCATCCAGTGTACACAATCCACGTTGCACCTTTTTTAATAACCGTCCCTTGCTCATAATTGATACTGCTAAGAAGTTCTCCTGTATAAACAGCATCGTATTGAGCAACCTTCATTTTGGCGGTCTGTACGCCGATTTGAGCGAGTTTTTTCGCAAACTCGTTACATTTATCGGTCAAACTATATGCGTAGTTCTCAACCTCTTTTACGGCGTTCTGGATGGACTTATTGGACATGATATTGATTGATATTTTCTTAGGCATAGAACCACCTACAAAATTTCAAGTTCTTGGAATACTTTTAATATTTTTGGCGATTGTATTGCAATCCAGTCAACCATTTCCTCGTTCTCAGCCCATGCGCCATAAATTCCATGTGTATTGGAAGATAAACCACTTTCAAAAAGAAAGGCATGGACTATCTCATGCCTAAGTTTCCTTTTATTTAAGTTGATTTTCCCATCTTCCGTTAGGTATTTTTCTTTTGGATTTAACACATAAATCAATTTGTCATAGAAATTGCACAGAGCGTCCGTTGATTCCTCAAAATCAGAAAATCGTTCTGGATATTCATCCACAAACATAATTGAATATTCCTCTCCGAGAATATTTACTGTTTTGTTTTCCATACTGCACCTACTTTACATTCTTTTGCAAAAGAAACAAATCAACCGTCAGACCTTCATCCGCAACGCCCTTGACAATGTAATCGCAGCTTGTCTTATCGACCATTGCCGCTTTATACTGCACCGCTGATTTCTTCCACACCAAATCCCCGACAGACAAAGGAAGTTTTCCCTTGTCATCGACTATCTGAACGAAATTTGTTGAATTATCAACACCAAACTCCTTAATAAGAGATTCGCTCAATTTGTTGCTGATTGAAGAATAGAAGGGAACTGGTACATCGTATCCCATTGTGTATTCCCCTGTTTCTATCGGTACGTTGTTTCCGTCCACAGTGATGTATTTCAAATTGCCATCCTCGTCCGTATCATAGACAGGGACTTGACCGATTTGCTTTGCGTAGAACATCTTTTGTCTGTTAATATCGAGCATTTGAAAACCACCTACTCATGATTCATTCGTTCCTCAAGAGTATCAAGCCTATGATGTGCAGATTTAAGGCTCTGCTCCAACTTGATAATCTTATCATTGTGCTTATTGATTTCTTCTCTCATTGTGGATATTTCCGACTTTATTTCCTGTGTTGTTCCTGCGATAGCATCCAGTTTCATATTGATTCTGGTGTTATCCTTCACACGCTCCTCAATATCCTTTGTGTCTGTATGCTTGCTACTTTTCAACCCGAAAAAGACGGAAAATGCCAAAGATACTATACTTATGAGGTATGCTATTTCGACTTGCATTTCTGTACCGCCTTTCTGCTTAATAATTGTGCATCAGCCCACCGCCACATAATACGATGCACCCCTGCTGCCGTTTCGTTAAGAAATAGAAATTTATCGAATTTAATTGAAAATTAAGCGGAAAATTTAATTAAATTTCATTTATTTTCGATTAAACTTTCATTATTCTATAGAATTATTGAAACTATACTTTACACTTTGAAACAGCAACGCACCAAAAACGACTAAAGGGGTCGATACCAACCCCTTTAAAGAACCTTTACAAACGGGTATACGCCAAAGAACAAATCCTCTCTATTCTTCCAAGAACGGCTCACTCCGTTTTCAGAATAGCTTGCCATGTAGGCTTCTCCTGCCTGTGAGCGGTCATATACTGCCAAGTCAACGATATTGTTCTCAAACCTTTTCAAATCCTCCGCAATATCATCCTCCGAGTATGTATCTGGATACATACGCTTTATGGCAATCTCTTTTTTTGCCTGCTCTATCAGTTGATTTAAGAGTGGGTTTTCTTCCTTTCGGTCGAATACCACAGTATCGTCCTCGTCAACGTGAAACTGCCGCAGTCTGATTTTTACTTGCTCTAAAATGCTGTAATCAGCCATAAGTAATCACTCCTTTACAGTCCGAATACGGACAAGAGATAATGTTTCAGTTCTGTGCCGTTCATTTCTTCTGCTCCATTAACACCTGTGCTCAACGCCAACTGCCGCAGTTCGTCAACGGGCATACGTGCGATTTCGCTTTTGGAATATTTCTTTCCTTCCGCTTTCTCGTTAGTATCAGGCACTTCTTCTCCTGCGGCATACCATACACCCTTGTGTTTTACTATGTGTCCGTACTTCATGGCGTTCTCCTCCTTATCAATAGCACTTGATAACGAAAACGCTATCCATTCTCTCATAAGAGGGCAGTACAATTTCGGATGCAGTTGTCTTTGTATGAACAGGGTCGCTTGTCACTATAACAGAAACCGCAACGCCTGTATTTACAATGGATACATCCGCTTCCTTACCTCCCATCAGTGTACGTTCTTCTGGTGTTGTTCCGTACCATGTGTTACCCAGTGCGCCGTTAGGAATCAATGTTGCAAAACCATCCGGATAGAATTTAGCAGCGGTGCCGGCTTCGTTTTTGTACTGTTTGGAGTAAACGATAATATTTACGCCCAGTTCAGCAGAGAAAATTTCCTTCACTCTGTTATCGTTCATAAAGATATTTGCCGTTACATTCTGTGCCAAAATTGCGGATTTGATTTTCTTGTTCTGTTTCAGATAGTCCATGGTCTTTCTGGAAACAATCAAGATAGAAGGTCTTTCGCCTGTTTTTGCTTCAACAGAATCCATTCCCACGGAAACATCGTCGAGGGGGTCAGAGTTTTCTGTATCAGACCACTTGTCAGTTGTTTCAGTCAGCTCCGCAAAGTTTGTTTTCTTGTACTCTCCGTCTGGGTCATAATTGAATGCATGCGCAACGCCGTTTGCCTCAATAGAAATCTTAGGAGACCCATCAGCAGGGGAGAGCAACTGCATAATCATTCTCTCGGGCACAACCCTCGCACCTTCAATCAGAGTGTTTGCATCGTCAAAGATTTTGCTCAAAACATCCGCTGCGTAAGGGTCGGAAGAATCCTGCACACGCATGATTTCCTGCTCGTCTGATTCCTTTATAAGCATAGATTCACGGAAAAACGGCATTTCAGTTTCTTTAACAATGAAGCCTTCTCTACTTCTGATTGTAGAGTTTGCATCAAAATTGGAAGGAGCCAAGGAAACAGGCAGTCCTTTAGATGTTTTAATCCATTTCAGGTCAAGGCCCATTTTCTTTTTCGCAGGAAACAAACCTTCGCCCAGATAAGAGATTCTATTGCTTGCTACTTCTGTCTGCACAAGGGCAATCGCCTTTGCGTTGTATACATCTCTAATGTTCATTACTTTACACCTCCTTATTCAAATACAATCAGTGGCAGTGCCGTCTTTACCGCCTCCGCAATCGTAATTCCTGCGTTCGCATTCGCATTTGCTTCGTTTACACAAGCAAATGCCTTGATGATAGTTCCGTTAGTGTTAGAATCATACACGTCATAAAGCAGAATACCGACTGCCGCCGAATCACCGCTTCCACCATTTACCTTTTTCCCCTCTGCGGAAATAGGATTCCCAGCCTTACAAACGCCTTCTGTAAAAGCCGATGCATCCAGTTTTATAGGAACGAACAATTCTCCACCAAGCCTTCTTTTCAGAATTTCCTTTTGCATAACCACGCTTTTTTTATTGAATTTCATAGTTTATTCAGCCTCCTTACATATAGTCTTTTAAAACAGATTCTGCCGTTTTATTTGCATCAGACCATTTACTGCCGATGTCTTTTGCAATTTTTTCAGCCTCCGTCTGCGTTTCGCCGCCACCATTACTTCCGTTAGGGTTAGGGGAATTGTTTGCAATCTCATTCTCTTTCGCTTTGGCAGCAGCCGTTTCTTTATCAGAGATAATCTGTCCGAGAACGTCATAATCGAAAGAGCCGTCATCTTTTACAATCTGCGCCGCCTGTTCAGCAGTTACTTTGAATTTCGCAGCCGCAGTGCTTCTCTGCGTAGCCAATGTCTGTGCCTTCTCAAGTTCTGCGATTCTTGCATTTGCTGTTTCCAACGCTTTATTGGCTTTTTCAGTTTCAGACAAACCGTTTGATTCCAATTCGTCAATCTTTGCCTGTAATTCGTCTGCCTTATCGGCTTTTTCTTTGTACTGTGCGATTTTGTTTTTTTCGTTCAACACTTCCTTGTTACTTTGATTCAGCAAATTGGTAATCTGCTCATCAGTTGCCTCTGGGAAAAGTTTCAGCACATCTTCTCGTTTCATGGTTATTACCTCCTGTTCTTTTACTCACGCTTTTGTTACCGCAGGTCGCACCTGCTGAGTTTTGCTATTTACCGCATAGCTGCTTAATTTTTTACAAACAAAAAACAGCCCCTAAGGACTGTTTAAGTTTTCGTGTATTTAAGACTACATCTGCAATTTACAATTTCTTCCGCACTCGCACCTAAAGAGTAGTCACGAGGGAAGGACATTTCAGATGCACCTATTTGAAAAGAATCGAATATCCCGACTTTATATCCGTTTGCTTCTGCGTGCGTATGCCGCACCTTGTCATCAAGCATGGTTATCCATGTTTTGTATTTATATCCCTGCTTAACCATTCTGGTGTATTCTCGGTAGTTGCCAATGGTATTCGCTTCATTCGCCGCAATATTCATGGCACGCTCAACAGATGTAAAGTAGGGCGTATCCTTATTTTCAACTGTTGTTCGGATAATATCTTCTGTGATTTTCTCCGAATATTCTTTTATGTATGCTGGTGGTTCTCTGACCTTTAGAAACTCCAACGCCACCTTTTCGTATTCTGCGGAAAGACTTTGTAGGAAATTATCTTCGTCCTCTCCAGATTCCAAGAAAGCATAAAAAAAAGAAATAAAAATCGGCTCAAGTTCTTTTGCCAACTCAAGCCGTTCTTTCTTTTCTTCGTCAGATATTTCCATTTCGCCAAAATAGGTTTCATATACAATTTTCTCTGTATGCAATTCGTCATTCGGGATTCTTGACATGAAACCACCTCTTTATTCTTCTGCAACTGTTTGGGATTGTTTTGCAATCTCCGCTGTCTTTCGTTCCTGTTCTTCCTTTTCTTCCGCTGTCTGCCACAAAGCATCCATATACGGCTTAGAAAGAAGGAAAGTTTTTTCGGAATCTCCCCACAAGCCAACAGTCTTAACTGCGATAAGGGGGTGTATTCCTGCCTGTAACAACTGATAGAGCGTCTGCGATTTTGTATACATATTGTCCTGCGGACTATGATTTATCTGCACATCAAAATCCCTTGTAGTAATTCCTAAGTCCTCATGCTTAATACGGATGATATTCAGCACTACCTTTGCAAGGCGTTTCTCTGCCGCTTTTACAATGGGGTCTTTCAGCTTCGCTCTCGTCTTTGAGAAATCCCAACCGTTACGAAGCTGCACCGCCCCTTGCGTATCTCCGCCAGAGTTATTGTTGTTTTTATTCGGAATGGCGAGAATGGAAAGGGCGTTGTCCCATAGGTCATCCTTTGCAACCTGTGATTCGGTCTGGTTCAACTCCTGTGTCATAATATCGACATCGGCTTTGTTTTCGCCGTTGTTCGACTTAACAACCAATGCACCCAGCATTTTCATTTCTCCAAATTCTTCCGAATCGATATCACAGTTTACAAATTTTATCCACGATTGCACAAACTGTTCAATGGAATCCATGCGGTTCGACTGCATATTGTTAATGGAATCCAGAATGTCAATGACAAGTTCAATATCAGATAACCGCTCATGGTTATTAGGGTATTCCACAATCGGTATACCGCCAAAAGCATGAAGTCTCCAATCTGTAACGGAAGAATCATGTACTTCACAGGAATGTGTCTCCGTAAAGCACCTCTTATACATTTTTCCGTTCCTATCCTTCGATTCCTGCACCGCCAAAATCGGTTCTTCTGTGTTTGCGTTATAAATTACAAATGTGTTCAGCGGAGTGGGGGATACAATGCGAAATTTAATATCTCCGTCCGAAAACTGCACAGCTTTAAACGATGTACCTGTTGCTGATTGCCATTCTCCAGACTTAATATCCTTTGACTGTTTATCAACATCCACCATGTAATCATTCAGAATGTCTACAGCTTTGTTTATCCGCTCATCATCCTTGCGGCTAACAAATTGCACGGGTTCGCCGTATGTTTGCCCGACCTTAAACTGTACAATTTCATATGCGTGGTTTTCAACAACCTTATTCACGATATCGTCTCTGACAACCTTTTTGCGGTAACGTATCGGCTGGTCTCCCTTGTAGTAATTCCAAAGGTATTCAATGACCGTTTTATTTGCATTGAAAACTCCGATACACTTTCCGATTACAGAAACGATATTCTCTGGCGTTATTTTCTCTACATTCGTGTATGCAATTTTTCTGCCGTAATTCCCACGAACAATCTCTTGGAGTGTCATTCTATTACTCATGCGGCACCTCCCGATAAAAAACAAAACAAAAAACACCGACAAAAATCGGTGTTCGTCCGCTTGCATATTTCTTTATTCTAAATATACCACACTTTTTCGGGACATTCGGGACAACTTTCTAATTTTCAAGAAAACGATAAAACATTTTCTTTACACTATACTCAGTATTGCCTCCAACCCTTCTTGCAACATCAGCCCAAGAAAGACCATCAATAAATCTAAGTCGGATAATTCGCCTCATATGGCTATCGTTTATATCAGCTATAAACGCTTCGACTTTGTTTATCGTTTCCAACAACTCTAATTCAAGTTCGCATAATGTTGCTTTCCTTGAATAAAGCAACGCTTTTTTTCTGTTATATTCTGGATAGGGGAAGCCCTCAATGACAAATGTTTCCAATCCGCCAACACCGCCAGATACTTTGTCAAGAACAGTTCCTTCCTGCTCTATTTTTATAATCTGCTGTTCAAGAGTTGATATTTTTTCTCTTACCTCGTCGCATTCTTGTTGGAGGTCTGTGTATTGCTTCAATATTTCCTTTGTCAATAATATACGCCCCCTCTAAACGGATTTCTGGTTGCCTCTACTTTCGCAATCCTGTTTCCCTTTGTGATTCTTACCGCAAAGTTGGAAAAAACGTCCGGAACGTCATCAAGCTGTTTCTTGCTACTTACAGAATACCGTTTCAAAAGTGACATCATTACTCCATAAGGCTCTTTCGGGGAATACATGGATTCATCCTTGAAAATAACGTGTTGCAATATCCAGTTGGAACACTGGAATATCCTTGCCTCTTTGTTCGTTTCGGTAGGCGTATCTGTAATATTGCAAATCCAACCCTTAGCCTCTACACGTTTATTCACTTCCATAGCAACCCTGTCTCCGCCTGCGTTTCGCTCGAATTCGCACTCCTGTACTCCATTATTGACAATAGCATTTGCAGCATTTTCATACTGCATTTCATAGTCCGCAGTATTATCGCAAACGCAATCAACGCAGTAATAGTCATCTCCGTATTTTTGCAGGATTGGCAGAACAAAATAGTCCGTTCCTTTTCCTTTTGTGTCGCACTGCGCGGTAATAATTTCTGGCTCGCCATGCGGGAGATTTAGGTATCTGCGTATCTTATCTTCGGGGAAAACCAATCCCTCACGCTCAATAGGCTCCTGCTTATACAGGCAGCGGTACGAAATATCGTCCATTAACAGCTGCTGGTCCTCAAAAAATTCTTTTGTGAACCCAGAAAATTCATAATCGAAATTGCTTTCTTCGGTAATCGGGTCAATATCTGGTACAGCTATTGTTTTTACTCTCGGATTTCCTTCATACATATTTTGGATACGTCCGATAACATCATGCACAGACCATCGTGTAGCAATATGTATTTCCTTGCAGTTTTTGCCTTCGGAATCCTGTATTTTTCTCTGTCTCGCATCGACTGCGTATTTATTCCATAACTTATCAAGGATAATTGGATTCATAGCCTCCTCGATGCCGCCTATCATATCATCAACCAGAAGAAACTTCGATGCTCTTACCTTACCGGCATTTTTACTTCCTACGGATGTGCATTGTACAGAAGGGAACGGCTTATACTTCCCGACATTAAACTGCTCTGTTTTTGCATTTGTACTGGTAACGTGTAGGTTAGGAAATATATCATTCCATGCGTACTCATCTGCATTTGTGACAATATCATACATCCCATCGTAGTACATTCTGGTAATATCACCGCTATGAGAATAAAACAGATTGAAGTCCTTCGGATACCAACCGATAATCGCGGCATTGAAGAATTTCTCGATTGTCGTTTTCCCGGCCCCAGGAATTAGGCTGATACACAGAATATCGTACTTATCATCAATCATCCCTTGCAGTGCATCTACCAGACCAATTTTTAAGAACTGTTTCCGCCTTGGCATATAAAACCGTTCCTTTGGTTCTCTTTTCCGCTCAATGTACCGAAAGAAACTATCTACATTCTTGTTCTGCGCTTCCAGAAGCAGGACGGAATAAAATCTTTCAATGATTTCATAATATACCTTTTCCGAAAACGCATACTTTTCCAAATCCCAGATAGTACCGCCAGAAGAATTAAGGCAGTAGGCTTCAATGATTTCCTTGCACCGCGCGGACAGTTCTAAGCCATAGGCAATATCTTTTTCGTTTGTGAACGCCGTATTGACAGATTCACAGTAGGCATCTATAACCTGTTCGTTTATTCCGTTACGCGCTATGTATTCCTCGTAGTCCTGTACGGCACTTATCAATTCAAAACTTGCCATTAAAAAAAGCACCTCCGCTCAAATAAGCAAAGGTGCAAAATCCTTTGCCCTCAGATGTTTAGGGTTAGCGGCTAACTTCCAAGTTGTTAGTCGGTAATTATTTTTTAAACGCAGTCAGTAGGAATCGAACCTACAATTTCTTTAATCTTTCGGCACTAAATTGTTCTGCAATTTATTAAGAATGGCGTTATAAATGGCATTATAATTTGCAATTACATATTTTGCCGGAATTTCATAGGTCTTAATTCTGTATCTTAAAGCTACGCTTCTTTCAATCTCGCATCCGTTCCAGTCATGAAATTGACAAATGCCAATAAATACATCTGCTTGTGCCAATTTCTTAATGCTTTCTCCAAGATAGAATATTGCTTCGTTATTTCCTTTAGGTGGATTGTCCTCAATATAACTATCAATCAATTCCAATTCTTCGCCTTCGTATATTTCTGCAATTTTCTTCATTTTCTGAATGCTTGCTTTGATTTCTTCCTCTGTTCTGCCTTTCATCGGTACGCTTACGAATAATTTTTTCATATCATTTCCTCCGTTTATTTCAAATTCCAAAAAGAGATTTTAATGCAGTTACACACTCCTTGCGGGCTTCATTGTCTATGCAGTTTCCACATTTGTTATATCTACAAATAGATAAATTGCATTTCGTATTTTCGTGGGCGTTTCCGAATTTTTCAACAAACTCTCTGAAATGAACGCCGCTAATTTTAATGTTGCTCAGTGCATTATCAACAGCTTCTTCTGCCAATTCTTCAAGTGTTTTGCTTTTCATTACCGCACATACCTTTCTTTTCTTCTCCACGCCTCATCATTGTACTTCTCAAGCCATTTGCACCGCTTAGCGATACATTTATGCTTGCAAGCAAGTTCCTTGTTCAACGCCCCAGTATGAGCCTTGCAGTGACAGTATCCTATGGCGTTCCCTATGTATTTACCTGTTATAGATTTCTCTCTCATAGGCAAAATCCTTGCATAATACCAGTTTTGCGACTTTAACACATTCTTTTCGGTTGTCAGCATCAGTACATTTGCCGTCTTTGTTGTATCTGCAAGTTCTTAAATCGCAATCACTCATTTTCGCAACTCCTCTTTAAATTTGAGAAATTTCTCCAGTTGTTCTTGGTCTTCGTCAGTCCCGAACAGCGTATCTGGGAATGGCTCACCTTTTATGTACATGTTGAAGTACTTTGATGCAGTAGGAACGCTAATACCGATATATCTTGCAGCTTTGGACAGTGTCATCCGACCGCTACAGAACGATTCAAATGCTTCAAAGAATTTTTTCTTGCTTATGGTTTTTACGCCTTGCGCCATTGCAAACACCGCCTTTCGTTTTCAATCAAATAATCGGGATAACGTGTGCGTCTCCGATAGTCAGAAAGGGTGACATCCAATCTGCCATCGGCATTTTTTTAATTCAAGTGGGATTCACGCAACCAACACTCTATTCTGGTGCGACCAGACCTCTTAGATGGGCGTGGATTTGCACCACGCATGAAAGACTTATCTCCCTGTGTCCCTTTGAGAGTGCTTTCTGGGCATTATTATTCATAATGGGAACTCCCAGCGTATACCTATTCCGCCACCATCTACCATAATTCAAAATTGAATTATCCTATGCCTACTCGCAGGCTAATAACCCGGGGTAGGCCCGCTTTATCGCAGACCTAAAAGAATGCTTTCGGCGCACGCATTTTTACAACGATTTTAACCCATAAGGTTGCGAGTAAGGTTTTCATCGTGAACCCAAACGCCAGCAGAGGGATTTGAACCCCCATGTCGGATTCTAACCGACACAATGGTTTTCAAGACCACGCCGTTATAACCGTTTCGGTATGTTGGCAAATCCCTGATTTTTCAGTTTTGAGTTTAATGTCAGTCACGAAACCAGAAAAACGGACTGACAGGGGTTTGTCGATTTTTGAAGGGTAGGTTTTATATACGGTCAGTCAGCAGAATCAATGATTGCGATAAACCACGATACCGAAAGACCGCAAATGGATTCTCTCGGACTTGAACCGAGGACCGTCCGGTTATGAGCCGGATGCTCTAACCAACTGAGCTAAGAATCCAGAGTGGGGCGTGATGCCGTTAAAACGCCCCAAATATGAAGTTGGTGTTTGGTCTTGTTGCCAGTCCCCATCGGCATACAAGCCAAAAACCCACCGAGCCGTGCGATGGCTCTTAACAGGATTCCCCTAGTGGGTGAAAGGTTGTGTTATCCATCGGGAAAAATGTCCAAAAACCCGATGAAAAGCACCAGACGGGAATCGAACCCGTTTCCGCAGTTTGGAAAACTTCTGTTCTGCCATTAAACTACTGGTGCATATATAAGACCCTGCGTCCGAAAATCAGCGTCTATAGCCGCCTTGTTTCTTGCCATAATCGCCGTACAGTCATGAACTAAACCGCTCAAAGGCAAGCGCAACAAACAGGGTACATATCAGAGTTTAATATCTCGGCATATAGAAAAAGTCACCACAATTCGGAATGTCTTTCCTTATGACAAGGCATAATTTTTGGAATATTTCATAAGACCGCTCTGTTTTCGTATAGCGACCAAGTAGTATTCGCTCCCTATCTTTTTCTGCAATGATTTCTTTCCCGTGTCTAAAAATATCTATTCTATGAAATTTATCCTTGCCAACAGAATGCTTTCTATCTTGACTAATAATCGTTATCATCATGCTCACTCCTTTGGCATATAAAAAACTGTACTGCCAGAGAAGGGGAGTTCTTCATACAGAGCGTGAATCTCTGCAAGCACTTCCATTGCTCGATCTTCGTTCCTATATTCTCCGAGAACAATAGACTTGAGTGTTATATCGTTAAGGATGGCCTTGACATAATTTTTAACTACTAACAGTGATACTCCACTTTCATCAATGGAAGCTGTTCTATCTTGGCTTAAAATTCTCATGCGGTTCACTCCTTCGGCTCAAAATAATCACAGCCATAATCATATTCCGTGTAGTCGGTGTAGTAGTCACTATTCTCGTTATCGCAAGTAAAAAGCAGCTCATGGTCTATACTGGCATATTTGCACTTACCGCAACATTCTTTTTCATCGTACATATGTAACACCGCCTACTTGCTCTTTCAAAGTGTAATCTTCGCAGTTATTATTGAGTCTGCAATAATAGCCTTTACAAACTACGTTTCCGTAGTCCTCAACAATGAAATATTCGCAGTCAGTACAGGTTACATTTGGATGATACTTTGGTCTTGTAGGAGATTTTAATTCCTCAATCTCCTTTTTCAGATTTTCGATTGTACGGTCTCGCACATCGACATCGAATTCCAAATCCTTAATTCTTCTAAATGGGTTTATGCGAAACATCTTTGTCACTCCTTTATGCAGATAGGGGCTTTTTGTTTTTGCGGATATTTGTGGGACTAAGGCAGGTGTTTTTTCGTTCCCATCTAGACCCCTACCCCCATCCATTTTTAGCGGCGGAATCATTCAAGCTATAACAACCGCTATTCGTCGCATTGGTTATAATTTCCTGCATTTATTCGCAAAATGATAGTTATGCGAATAGTTTTAAATCAATATCTTGTGTCAAGCATTTATTTTCAACTAGATATTGATTTATTCGTTGGCGCTGTCCGTCAATCTGTCTGTACCTTGTACAATTTCAACAGTTTTAACCTCGTTCAGCCTCGGAAGTTCGGCAGCGGATAGGGCGGCTGCGTGTCTATTGGCATCCGCTGTATACGGGCTGCTCCAGCCGTAGAAGTGGTTAAGAATCGCAATCACGCCGACAGGATTCTGTTTGCCTGTTGCCAGCTTTCCCGATAAACTTTCTAGTCTTGTATCTACCAGCTTTTTGTAAATAGGAAAGGCTTTATTACTTAATTTTTTATTATTATGACCCCATTCTTCTATGGTATCTCTGTTAATACCAGTTAAATAACTAAAACCATTGATAGATACTTCTTTGTCATTCATCAGGGATAAATAAATATATATATCGCAAATATGGTCTACAAGTTCATAGTTATAGGCATTACAATTACTCATTGCTCCTATACCATTTTTGAATAGGGTATTTGATTTTAACTGTTTAACATCCGGGAATACAATTTTTTTAATATACATTAGGGCGGCATTCCAGACGCTTTGTGATTCCTTGGACATGTCCGAAATTCCCTTTTCGGCACAAAACGAATCTAGACACGCCTCGATTTCTGAATCGTAAATTTTATTTTCCATGATCCGCGCCTCCTTCCTCGTTCCTGCTGCGGTAAATTAAAAAAGCCACAGAAAAAGATTTTACTCTCATTCTGTGGCGTGTTGGTATCTTCGTGAAAAACTGGGGTGCCGTCCTTACCTGCCGAATCATTGACCGCAACGGCAGCAGGTCAACATCCGTTAAATTGTTTTTTTGATTTAAAACAATCATACAAAAAATTATTCTGATTGTCAATATAAAATTTAAAAACTGGTTTTTCTGTTTTTAGATTAAATTTACTAGTTGTATTATAAATTACTAGTTAGATTTAATTACAACTATGAATTTTAAATTTACTAGTTTTGTTTTTTAATTACTAGTAAGATTCAATTTTAATAAAACAGTATACAGATGCTTACATGGGGTATGGATGGGGTATCGTATAACTTTTTACCGTTATAGTTTTATCAAAGATTTTCCAGCCTTTTAATTATGGCGGAATCTTCGTTTTCGTCCAGTTTATATGTAATCAAATGTTCTGGTTTCATATTCAGAATTACACAAATTTTGTTCAGCGTTTTCATATTGATATTTGCATCGTTTTTCTTGATTTTTCGCCATGTATCGACAGATAACAAACCGTTTTTCGTAGCTGTGTAGGAATTGATTCCAGCTGATTCTAACGCCGCCGAAACGTCAAATTTAAACACAATCATTTTAATACGCCTCCTTTGATTTTTTGCTAAAGATTATATAGATTTTTCGGTAGAAAATCAATCTGTTATAACTTTTGAAAGATATCTTTTGAAAGTTATATAACTTTTTAAATGTATCTTTTTAAAGTTATATAAATGGTAAAATGTGGAAAAAATAACCGCCATTTCTGACGGCTATAAATTAAATTGTTTCCAGTCTTGCCCTTGTAAGAGTTTCGGCTCGTTTCTTTTCCTTCTCTGCGGTCTCCATTGCCATAAGCTGGGCGTATGTGGCGGCGTATTCTGGATTAGCTAGCAGCTCGCGCCGTTCCTGCTCCTCCTGTTCTTTCCGCTCCTGTCTTTCTTCCTCCTGTCTGATTTCGTCTGTTTTCCTGTTATCGAACATAGCTTGAATATCCTCAATAGTCAGCGGTTTCAAGCCGTTTTCGGGCGTGCTGTCGGGTGTTTTCGCATCGGGTAGGGGATTGAACGATTCTGACGTTTCCGGCTCTGCGGGGGTAATCTCCGCCGCTTCTGTATCTGGTGTAGTGTCTGCTACTTTTGTAGATTCTTCACCGTTCAGATTGTCTAATACGCATTTAACAATAAATCCGTTCAGACTGTCCCCTGCGGCGTTCCTGATTCGTTCTTCGTCCTCCTTTTTGAATCTGACAAGGGTTTTAAAATAGTTGTTCTTTTCATATTTTGCGGTTGCCCTTATGTGGGCTTTACTTGTAGCCATCTCGTAACCTCCTTTATTGTTATCGTGTTATTTATTATAACGATATCATAATGATGCTATCGTGTCAATATATTCATGTTATCGTGTTAATGCTATCGTTATAAATATATAGTGTTATCGGTATATAATTTGCACAATGAATATATATCGTTATCGTGTTATTTTTGGCTACTATTCCGTATCGAAATTATAACACGTTAGCGTTATAATATACTCAAGAAGTTAAGAAAACAGCAAAACAAAAGGAGGAAATTAAAATGAAAAGCCAAAAAGAGTTAAAAGAAATCTACATGAATATCATTAAAAAGGAAGTCTGGACAAGTAGCACATCAATGCAGGAATATGCAAGAAAAATGGTTGCATACGTTGTAGAACTGCCAGACGGAACGATTATTGACTTTGATAAACCTAAAATTCAAAAAGATTTCTGCTTTGGTGCAGGGATGTATGCAAGGGCAACCGATGAAGAAATGGAGGAAACTCAAAGCATGGTTGAACATGCCAGAACATCAGAAAACTTTTTTAAAAGAAAAAATCTGGAAGAGATTAACAGTCAGATTGAAAATCTTTATCAGGCTCTTGAAGGGGAATATGAAGTTTATACTTCACTTCATTACTACGGGCAGGAAATCGGATCACGATTAAAAAGCTATAGCATTTGCCGAATTTCGCAAAATCCGGAATATGCGCCGGGATATTGGAGTAACTGTCGTGATTTGAAAAAGTGCGGAAAAGATGAAATTGAAATTATTATTTCAGGGCTTGAGCAAGTTAGAAAAGCATTTGCAAAACGCATTGACACATATTTAAAGAAATACGGAACAAGCAAAGTAAACGCATGGTCGTATATCCGTGACTAAAAAGTCGAAACCGCCTTCGGGCGGTCTTGGGTAGGGTGGCAACCGTCCAACTGATGAGACAAGCCAAGGAAAATGGAACATGAGAAAAAGAAAGTAAAGAAAAGAATGAAAAAATTTGAATTGTTTATGGGACATTTGGGTAACGATATTACTATTTGCAACAAGGCAGTAGAGGAAAACGGAGATTATAAAAGTGTTGCCCATATTGCCAATTGCGGAAAAATTACATGGTATGTCAATCCCGAAAGATACATACCATCCGATGCGCTATTAAAAATTGAGCATACGGCTAATGTACAGCATGAAAAATGGGAACAGTGGTTAAACTCTATGCCGGAGATAAAACAGCATGAAAAACTGTTAAATGCTGTTCCGTTGAATGTAATGCTTTATGCAATGGACTTAGGCGGCGGATTGGAAAGAAAAATTCATTACCTAAAGAAAGTGTGTTATGAAAAGGCGTACTTTTAACAAAAAGGAATCCGCAGGGCTTGACGTTCTGCGGATTGGCTGTGTAGAAAAGGAGAGATAACCGAATGAAAAAAGAAAAGTTTTTCGCAGTCCGTCAGCTTGCAGGGCAAAAAAAGGAGCGTGTGCTTGCGGAAGGGTACAGGGTGGAGCGCGGAGAATTTGTTTTTTATATCTGCGGCTCTGGTGGCTCTTGGAGCGTGACAGAAGCAAAAAGCGGTATGTTAATAGGTGTTTACGGAAAAACCCGAAAAGAATGTATAGAAAAATTACAGGCGTTCGACCTGTCAAGGCTTGAAAAATTCGACCTTGAGAAGCTGAATAAGGAAATGCTTTCTCTGCCCCTCTGCGGCTTGTGAGAGGGCGTTTTCTTTTTTTTGGCGGTTAATCGGTCAAGTGAAATAAAAAGGCGGCTTATAGGGGCGAATATAGGGCGAAAATGCATATTGAAAATGTTTTCTGTTTTTGGTATTATAAAAATGATTAAGATTTCCCAGTGGATAAAAGTGAGAAATGGCACTGCTTTATGCGGTGCTTTTTTCTTTGCCAAAAATAGGGCGAAAAATTTTTTGAAAGCAGAACCCCAAAAACCCACCAAAAAGGCAAAATATTCACAAAAAGACAAAAAATATTGCAAAAAAATTGTTAGTGTTATATGATGGAAGGACAAAACAAAAAGGAGGGTTTTATATGAAATTTCAAAGATTAAAAGACATGGTTTGCGGTGCTGTGATTGCATCAATGGTCTTGTGTTCTGGTACGGTGGCATTTGCGAAGGTGGCAAATATGAACATCCCCGTATCATTCAGCAACATCAAGATCATTGTCGATGGGAAACAGCTTTCCACAAGCAAAGAGCCGTTTACATACAACGGCACAACGTATCTGCCAGTCAGAGCAGTAGCAGAAGCAGTTGGTAAAGATGTTACATGGGATGGTACAACAAAAACGGTTTATCTTGGTGAAAAGCCGCAGAATACCGCGCCAACAACAAGCAATCAGACAACAGAATTAAGCGCAAAAGAATACTACTATGAGAAATACGGTTCTTTTTATTATGACCTTCTGGTAACAAATAATTCTTCTGATGCGCTGAGGATTGAAAGCAATGTAGTTGCAAAGGATGCGGCAGGAAATTCTATCGGAGCAAAGTCTGATTCTGCTCCTGTTGTCGGCAGTGGAGAAACAGCTATCTTGACACATATTTTTGATAGTGTTCCTGCAAAAACAACATATACATTAAAAACAGAAAAAGAAACATATTTCAAATCAGCAACCGCAGATTTGAAAACAACTTCCTCCAAAGCAGGGGATAAGGTTCTTGTTGCTGCTACAAACTTAGGAAACTATGATATGGAATTTGTAAAGGCAACTGTATTTTTCTTCAAAAATGGGAAAGTAGTTGGTTCTGATTACAAATATTTAGACGATAATAGCTACAAACTGAGCGCAGGCGGAACAGTTACGGAAGAATTTGAGCTATTCCCAGAAAATGAATTTGATAAGTATGAGGTATACGTTGAAGCGAGAAAATAATATTGAAAAGGAGTTTAACCATGGAAAACAAAGAAAATGAAGTAAAAAAGTGCAAACATTGCCAGTCAGATATTCCGAAAAAAGCTAAGATTTGCCCGAATTGTCGGAAAAAGCAAGGCGGTAAGTTGAAATTTATTATTGCATGGATTTTTTTAATTATTATTGCGATTGCTTCGATTGGCGGCGGAGATGGTTCAGGGAAAAAAGACGATTCAGAAAATATTTCGCCTGAGCAGTACAAGTCTGAGTGCATAGATGTTTCCTATGATGATTTGGCAAGGAAACCAGACGAATACGAAGGGCAGAAAGTGAAGTTCCGCGGACAAATTAGGCAGGTCGTGAAAGATTCTGACAGTAGCACTTCCGAATATTTGATTCCTGTTACGGAAGGTGATTACGGTTTATGGGATGATAATGTGTTTGTAAAGCTCAGCCCAGACAACAAGGATGGAAAATTCCTTGAAGATGATATTGTAACATTCTACGGCGAATCAGCAGGGGAGTATAAATATACAAGTATTTTGGGGCAGTCTATAACAATCCCTTGTGTGAAAGCTGTTTACATGGAAATTACGGAATAAGGATAGAATCAAAAAAGAAAAAGAATAAAAAGCAATAGAGAATGAGCATCGCAGAAAAGCGGTGCTTTTTCTTTTGGGAATTTTAAGAAAACACTTGACAAAATGTAATTACAAAGTTAAAATCAAAATGTAATTACAAATTGAAAGGAGTGAGAAAAAATGTCGCCCAAGATGGGACAAAAGATAACGGATAAGCCAAAAAACAAGTTAATTCAAGTTAGAATGGATAAGGAGACGGTAGAAAAATTAGATTATTTAGCTGCTGAACAAAATTCTGATAGGTCTAAAATAATTAGGCAAGGGATTGAAATTCAGTACGAACAAAGAAACAAATAAAAAAAGGCGGTAACTGCCACAGACTACCAATCAACAACAGTTGCCACCGCACGCCATAAGGAGTGTATATAAAGTATAGCACTGTATACCTCCTTTTGGCAATAATAAATAAAGGAGGTTATCGAAATGAATGATGTTATCACAATCGAAAACACCGAAATGCAGATTAGAGAGTGCAAGGGACAACGGGTTGTGACTTTCAAGGACATTGACATGGTTCACGGAAACAAAGCCGGCACTGCAAAAAGAAACTTTACAAGGAACAAGAAACACTTTATCGAAAACGAGGATTTTATTGTTGCGACAAGGGATATTTCTAAAAGGGACAATTTGTCCCTTTTGAATATTGATGTTCCAACAAGGGGAATAACGCTATTGACCGAAAGCGGATATTTGCTTATAGCGAAGTCCTTCACCGATGATTTATCGTGGAAGGTGCAGCGGCAGCTTGTAAACGCCTATTTCAAGGTCAGAGCGGTGCATAAAGAGCCATATTACAAAGAACCGCTCGCAGAGGATTTCACGCCCAGAGTGCCGATTGTATCTGACTGGTACGAGAGGAACAAGGGCAGGATGTATCGACTTTGCAGAGACAGCGGAAACAGCCGCAGCTATCTGTATCATTGTATCTTGAATCGACTTTCCGAAAGATACGATTTGAACGCCGCAAGGGAGATTTACAAGAATGAGGTCGGGAGTTATCCAGAATATCCGATTGACATTGTAAAATATTTCCCAGAGTTAGAACAGGATGCGGACAAAATTTTGGACCGTATCGAGAGAATCACCTACAGGTAAAAAGGAAAGGGGGCTAATAAAAGCCCCTCAATCCTAAAATATTCGTTTCAATATGTAACGATTGCCGCCACAAGTGATGAGAGCCTTGGACAGCCCATCGTCAATAATTTCCGAATTGGAAATTTCCAGAACCTTTACCAGAGATATACCGACATTGTCGCAGATTCTAACGAACGTGGAAAGCCGCATATCTTCCGGTTCCTCATTGATGATATTATACATAGCCTTGTATGATAAATCGCACTGGATGGAAAGCTGCGCAACGCTCCACCCCTTTAGAAGCATCTCGCGGCATAACTCGGATTTAAGATTCGATATACATTGCCCCGGTTTTACCCCATAATTCACACACCTTTCTATTTTGTAGTCGAATGGAAAGTTTTGCTGAATGTTTGGTAGTCAACTGCAATGGAATCCTTCTCCCTTCTGGTATAATTGGCTGTACCTAAAAACAGGTACGCCGCAGTTCTGGTTATTGGGCGGCGTTTGGATTGGCGTTCTCGCCGCCTAATATCTATTGTAAACCTTGAAAATAAAAAGTCTATAGCTAAAAATGTCGAAAATGTAGAAAGGGCGTTAAGATTATGACAAGAAATGATAATATTCACAGAACAAACGAATTTTATAGAAAAGAAATCATTAAAATGACAAAGAATTGCGATAATAGGGAATTCTTGAAGGCGATATACACGGCGGTTAAGAATCTTTTTTTATAATTATTTTTTTACATAAAAATCGAGGGTTTGTACATTACCCTCGATTTTCTTTTACCCTTTTTTCTGAATGTCGTTTATTAAATTTTCTAATACAATCCATCCAGATTCATCAAGATTTGAAAGAGCCGCAACAAGACGACGCTTAAAAGAATCTTCATCATCTTTCGTTACATCCGAAAGCATTTTCCAAATTTGCTCACTTTTTGTTTTTTCGATGAACATTTCTCCCGTACCATCTTTTAGCCAGTTTTCATTTACATCAAATTCTCTGCAAATGTCTGAAATTGTTCTGGCAGACGGAACTTTCGTTCCAATTTCAATCTGCGCAATGAAATTCCTTGACAAACCGATTTTGGATGCAAATGCGTCTTGAGTCATTTTCAACTCTTTTCTTAATGTTTTGATTCTTTCGTTCAATTCTATCCCTCCTTTCATACCTATTATACACCGAAATATTTACTAAGTCAACGTTTAGCATTGACATTGGGTTTCTTAGGGACTATAATATGTTTACAGGGTAAACGAAATAAGGAGGTGGTGGGATGAAAAAAGTATTTTACTTTTCTTTGGTTGCATTAGCGGTTTCTATTGTAGCCTTCATGATTTCAATATCAAGGGTAATATGATGGCTGTGATACTAATTGTGATGGAAACAATGGATGTTATGACAGAAATGTTGGAATATTTTCTGGACGATTCCGCCGTTTCCTTCGCTAATTTGGATTGTTCGATGGCTGCATCAGCTTGAATTTTTGAACTGTCCGCGACTGCTTTGGCAGATTCAGCTTGAGATTTTGCAGAATCAGCAAGATTGCGGAGTTCATGAGATGTTTTCTCAAGAAAAGCCGTCTGGTGTTCCATCATTTCAAGAGGGCTTTTACCTTCTTCATAATCTGGGGACATGGCATCTAAGTTGCTCTGCATTATTTTATTGATTCTATCGTAATCATGAAACATTTTGAAAATCTCCTTTTTAAAGGGATTATACCACAAAACAGGGAAGGAGGTGAAACGATGGAAGAAAGAAAATTCGGAAAAACCATAGTGGATTTTACTTCTAAAGGCTCTATTCAGTGTATCGCTATAGCGCATACAGAAAAAGATAGAAACGACTTACTGAAAAGAGCCTACAGGGAAATATTCACGCCAGGTACGGAAGGAATCAACTGTTGGGTTTTGTTTCGGGAAAAATCGGAGGCCGGTCTTTAGACCACTCTAAATGAATCCATTGATATCCCGGCGGAAATCCTTCTGAAATACCGATAAATCGCCAACCGCATTTTTCATAATCTGAAATGATTTGGCTTATCTTGGATTCCGAAAGGTTATCACATTTGATGATTCGTTTTTCCATAGAATTCACCTCCTTATCATTTGATAAGGAAATTATAACACAGAAAGGAATGGTGCGATGAACGATTTGGTTCATATCCAAAATACTGATATTTCGGTAAAGGAATATCGAGGACAGAGAGTTGTGACATTGAAAGATGTTGATATGGTCCATGAAAGACCTGATGGAACGGCGAGAAGAAATTTTAATTCTAACAGAAATAGATTTATTGATGGAGAAGATTATTTCGTTGTTAGTGCAGACGAAATTCGTACAAGCCGCATGTTTCCTATATCTGACAATGATTTTACAAACAAAATTCTGCTAACAGAACAGGGATATTTGATGTTAGTCAAGTCATTTACGGACGATTTGGCATGGACGGTTCAAAGACAACTTGTGAACGGATATTTTAAGACAAGGCGGCTTGTCAATGAGGAATTATCTCCGGAAACACAGCTTATCTTAAAACTGGCTCAAAGCATCGCCAATAAAGAATTGGAAGATAAAGAGCGAGACAGGCAGATTGCCCTTGCGAATGAAACAGCGAAAAAGGCGGTTGAAACTACAGAAACAATTAAGGAAGCTGTTAAACCTGTACTGGATAATTGGCGGATTGAGATTAACAGAAAAATTAAACGTGTTCAGTTTAGTTCCAAAATTGATTTTCAAACATTGAATACCCAACTGTATTCAGAATTGGAACAAAGAGCCGGATGCGACTTAGGCACAAGGCTTAGAAACATGAAGCAGAGAATGGTAAATTCTGGTGCGACCAAAACCGCAATCAATAGCATTAGAAAAATTGATGTGATTGAGGGAGATAAGAAGCTTCGGGAGATTTTTTCAAAAATTGTTTCCGAGTACGAAATTAAATATTGCGCATAGAAGGGAGAAAGAAAGATGACCATTGATAAATTAAATGAATTTGATGTTTTAACAGGATTTCGGTTTGTAGAAGCTCATGAGCAAACAGCGGAATGTAGTGATGGAGGAACCGCAAATGTTATCACGCTGCACTTTGAAAACGATAATCATGTTGCTGTGGATGTAGATTTTATTGACGGAGAACCTCATATTAGAGAGGTTTATGCGGTTGACGATAACGGAAAGAAAATTTAAGGAAGGAGGTGCAGGAAATGAGCGAAAAGGAAAAACAGGTAGTAGAAAAGCTGAAAGAAGCAATCCCCCAGATGTCCGATTTTGACAAGGGCTATATCCTCGGAAAAGTTGAGAGCATGGCAGAGCAGAAAAAAGAAGATACGGAGGAAAAGGAATGATTGTAATAAAAATCATTACAATTGCATTGCAATTTTCGCTTTTTGTAATGTGTACATTAAGTTGCATTGAAGACGAAAGCAAAGCCTTGGGATTTTGTGCTGCTTTATGGCTTATTTGCGCAATTCTGAACTTATGCAGTCTGTTAGCGAGGTGTTGAAGATGTATGTAAATCCATTTGTAGCAGGCGTTTTCGTGACAATCGCATCGGAAATGATTCTGATTTTCCTGTATGCCTTTTTTAACCAGAAGAAGTAAGAAGGGCAGGGATAGGAAATGTCAATCGGGTTGCCGCGTAGAACGCCAACAAATAAAAGAGTAGTAGCCTGCAATATCTGCGGTAAGGTTTGGAACGTTGCCACAACGCAGGATACCAGGAAGGGCTATCATTGCCCGGAGTGTAGCAAAGGTAGGGGTGCAAAACATGAAAATCGAACAAATCAGAGAAGCAGCGGAAAAGAAACTGTTTGTAGGTAAGAAGATTAAGGTAATTGAGTTTGGCAAGGACAGTCACGGAGCGAACGTCCTGCGGAAAAGAAGAACAGGAACGGTAACAGGATTGTATCCGTTCATCTTCACCGCCATTTTTGCAGGAGGATACACAGAGAGTTTCCGCTATAGCCAGTTTTTTGAAAGCGATGGGGAAGTGGTGAGGTTATGAGAAATTGGAAACGGACTGCGTTCTACATCCGCCGTGGTCTGCTGCGGTGGGCAGCTATGTTTCTAGGAACGTTTCTTTCTCTTTGTGTTATGGTGCTTGTTCTGGAAAATGCTGACGGTCGAATAATGTTTTATCTGATTTTCGACGTGGTTGTTTCGCTGATGATTGGAAATCGGTTTTACGGAAGGGGGAAAGATGATGATAACCATAAAGCAAGAATTAAAATTGTTGTTACTGACAAGAACTGTAATTTTAAAACGAGCGGAGGCACGGCTGACATTCTGGCGGCATTGATGTTGGTTATTGCGGAAACTTTAGAAAAAACAAGAAAATGTGACGTGACAGATGCCGAAGTAGAAGATTCGATTTTGGCAACTTATAGGAAAGCGGTTTCGTTTATAAGAAAATCCGAAAAATAAAATATCCCCTTTGGTGTTGGCGCACCTCTGGGGACAAAGGAAATAATACACGCAACCAAGATACCAGAAAGCGAGGGAAAAATCAATGGGAAAAATGACTTTAACACCAGAAAACGATTTACAGAAATTATGGGAAATGAACGGCAGGGTTAAGGCAACTGTTGCCTATCTGAAAGCGTCTACATACATCAGTTCGAGAGAAATTTTGTCTATGTTAGGGGGAGTTGATGATGGCTTACCTATGCAGGACGGGGATAAAGACTGAATGTGATGGTTGCGGATACTGCGAAAAAGAGCAGGAAGAATGCCCGCACTGCCAAGAAACGGAATATGAATACCTTTATAAAAGGGATGACGGAGAAATCGTAGGTTGTAGCGAATGTATTAAAAGGATGTGGAACGATTGACGGAAGTATTATTGAAAAAAATCAGCCTCAAAAATTACATGGGTGCTGAAAATGTGGAGGTTGACTTTTCCGAAAAAACGGAAATCAGAGGTAAAAACAGATGCGGAAAATCAACACTGATGAACGCCTATTTTGACGTTATGACGGGGAAATTTGCGAATGGTGCAGCACCGACTAATATTTGTCCTGTGGATGAAAACGGAGAGGAAAAGCCTGTAAAGGAAATCGAAAGAGCGGTTACTTTGGAAATCAATGGAATTGAACATGAAATCAGAAAAGTGACTAAAAGAAAGTATCGCAAGGGCGTTTTTATCGGAAACGAAACTGTTTATATTCTTGATGGCGTTCCTGCAAAATCTGCGGAAGTAAACGATTTTTTAGCTGGTATCGCACCGCCAGAAACGGTTGCAATGTGTTCTAATGCATCGGTATTCTTTTCAGCTTTGAAAAAATCTACTGCGGATGCCAGAAAAGCTATTGAAGGTCTTTCTGGATTCGATGTGGAGCGTTTTTGCAAAGAAAATGCAGAATACCAGAGCGTTTCCGAACTGACCGCAGGAAAGAAAACAGAGGATGTATTGAAACAACTGAAAAAACGCCTTTCTACTGAGAACAGAGAATTGGATAGGCTAAATGTAGAATTGGACTACGAACAGCGCAGACTTGACAGGTCGGATGATTCCGAATTGCAGAAATTAGAATCCGAAAAAGTAACCATTATCGGAAACATCGAAAGTATGAAGAACCTGAAAGAGGCACTGAATGTTTCAATCGACAGGTACAGCTTTCTGCTTTCTCATATTGAAAAACTCAAAGGCGAATTGTCCGAAATCGAAAAGGAGCAGACAAAAACGCAAAGGGAAAGAATCAGTGCTATCAATGAAGAATTGGCTGTTTTGGACAAAGAAATTTCGGAAAAATCAACAGAGTTGACCGAAAGAAACGCAAAATTGCAGAATAACAAATTCTATCTTGCCTTTAAAAATAAAGAGTTGATGGACTTGGTAAAAGAACGTCTGCGGCTGAAAAATGCTGATTTTATCGCAAGCGGAGTGTGTCATGTTTGCGGACAACCTTTGCCGGAAGAAAGAACAGAGGAAGATAGAGAAAGATTTGAGAAAGAAAGAGAAGAAAATATTGGGCTTACGGAAAGTGCCATTTCCTCTGCCGAATCCAAGATTGGGGAGGTTGTAGAAAAAATCAGTCTTCATTCCAAGAAAATCGAAGAAATTACGGCTTTTATTTCAGAGAAAAAGAAACGAGTAGAGGAAATTTCCTCCGAAAAAGAAAAAATCCTTTCTGATATGAAATTTTCTGTAACGGATGAATACAAGAGAATTTCCGAGGAATTGAAAAAATCCGAAGCGGAGGCAGCGGAAATCTTTGATTCTACTTCTTTGTGGCGCGAAGTAACAGACCGAATCAACATTTTGTCTGTGGAATTATCACAAAAGCAGTCCGAAATTGACGGTATCGTTAAGGATAGGGAAGAAACAGAAAAGAGAATTTCCGATTTGAAAGAATCCGTAAAGGAACAGGCACAGAAAGCGGCTGACATTGAACGCCGGATTGATATGTTGCAGGATTTCAGCATTGCCAAAAACGCAGCTTTGGAAGATATGGTAAACAGAAAATTTGAGTTTATCAAAATCAAAATGAGCGAAGAAACATTGAACGGAGATATTAAGGAAACTTTGAGAATCAATGTTAACGGCGTTGATTACTTTAATGGATTGAATCACGGAGACAGAATTCTTGCGGAAATTTTCTTGTTAAAAGGATTGCAGGACATGAACGGAATCAAGCTGCCGATTTGGATTGACGATACAGAATCATTGGACGAAAACAGGATTCCAGATGTAAGCCGCCAGTTAATTGTTATTCGCAGGACAGATGATGAAAAATTAAATGTATGCAAAGTGGAGGTTTGAAAAATGGGAATGAAAGGATATAAAGGTTTTCGCAAGGGGCTTATTTGCAAAGATAAGCAGTACGCAGAGAACACGATTTTTGAAGAAAGCGAAGCTAATATTTGCGTGAACGGCATGCACTTCTGCAAAAATCCTATGGACGTACTTGACTATTATCCGTTAATTGATAATAACGGCGAAATGTGCGAATTTTCGGAAGTAGAAGCAATGGACGAAACTCTTACAAATGACGAGAAGAAATATTGCACAAAGAAACTAAAAATCGGCGCAAGGCTGTCTTTAGTAGAATTTATTAAGGCAAGTTTTGACGTAACCTATCGGCAGATTAAAGAAGAAGTTGATAATGTTTCAGAAAAAGAAAATGTCGCAGACAACGCTACACTGGCAGGCGGAGACGGGGCTAAACTTGCAGGCGGAGACAACGCTACACTGGCAGGCGGAGACGGGGCTAAACTTGCAGGCGGAAAATGGGCTACACTGGCAGGCGGAAACGGGGCTAAACTTGCAGGCGGAAAATGGGCTACACTGGCAGGCGGAAACTGGGCTACACTGGCAGGCGGAGACGGGGCTACACTGGCAGGCGGAAACGGGGCTACACTGGCAGGCGGAAACTGGACTACACTGGCAGGCGGAAACTGGGCTACACTGGCAGGCGGAGACAACGCTAAACTGGCAGGCGGAGACAACGCTACACTGGCAGGCGGAGACGGGGCTAAACTTGCAGGCG